TTATTCAAAAATACTCATTAAATCACCAACCACTTTTTCTACTCTTTTGTTTCGAAGAATAGATTTTTCTCTTATAATTCTACGAAGAGTAAACTCATTGACCTTAACTCTGCTACCTTTTATCGTATGGCGATAACCTACTTTCCAATAGAATACACTACCTTCGTTTAATAAATCTGCATCACTCTTTTTAAAGGCATCGACAGGTGCATTAATGACTTCTACAAACTCATTGGTGCTATTTGTATAAATACGAGCTGTGAAAAACAACCCATCTTTTTCTTTTTCAATGCTATCGACAACACCATAGCAATCACGTATGGGGACGAATTTTAATTCGGCTTGAGCAGAAGCTGCTTTGCTTTCTGCATAATCTTTGGCGATTTTTTTAAATTTTTCCACCAAATACATTTCTGTTTCTATAGATTCTGACGGAGGGGATTTTTTATCTGAAACTATCAAGTCAGGGGTTAGATGAGAAAAATTAGTATTATCTTTCCCATTTAGACTTACATTTACCATGAAAGCTGAATTAATAAAATTTTCACCATCAACCTTTGAATCAGAATGTCCAAATGGAGTAGGTGCCATCGTACTGCTGACATTATTTAAATCGTTTGATGGTATATAACTCATTTTACATCTCCAAGAATTGAAGAGAATAATTTCTGGTAACCATCTAAATTAACTTTTTTGATTTCAAAGTATTTACCCAGTGCAAGTTCCATATCATCATTCCAAGAATTATGATCTGGCATTGTAAAGTGATTATTAAATTCAACGTGCAGGCGATGATTGTGTTTTTTATCATTGATACTGTTTGCCGCTTTCAATGTCATATTTAATAAGGAGTTTTCGCCGTAGTAATTGTCCACTTGAATAGCGGTTTCTTTTAAACCATAGTGCAAATCATTACGACCAAAAGATTGTTTCCATATTTCTTTTGGAGCTAAAGAATGACCAATGGCATGCCAGTCTTCAGTGGCATGTATATTTATGGAAAATGCAAAGTTTATTCCTATAGCACTTACTTTTGTATAAGAAAACATATTTAAAATGCTTCGAGTGAGGTCTAGCATCTGGTTATCATAACCATCAGTATTTAATTCAATCATTATTTTTTGAGGTTCTGAATACCAGCCAAACCAACCAAAATCGATATGCACAACAGATGAGTCAATGAATTTTATCTTTGCGCTTTCGCAATTTTCTTTAGATACTATTTGATGTGATTCAAACCAATCAGGCGTGAATACGCCTGGATGGAACTGGCCAGCGATAACTATAGTTACTTTAGAATTCAGTAAAGTATATTTTTTTTCAATGTTATCAACCATAGTGATCACTTAAAACCGTTCCTTAGACTGATGAGTAGGCAACCGTAGTGAGGCTCGCCCACACGTGTTTAGTGAGTCTATAGCAGTGCCTTGCCACCAGCAAGATTATTTGCTCAAAAAGTGTTTACCCCTCAGCTACCGAAAAAGGTTTTTTGACAACTTTTTCAAGGCTTAAAATTCAAGACATTACAATATCGTGCGCGCACTCGTAGCCCCGCCACGCCTGCGCACTTTATGTAGCGGTTTTCATGCACCTGCATGAGTGGCTCCGGGCCGCGCCGCTGCTGGCCTTTGCTGCCGTGTCCGGGTGCCTGAGACTCATGCGTTTTCATGCAGCATAGACATGCACTCACGCAGCAGACGTAAAAAAGCCCGGCAGGTGCCGGGCTGTAGGGTGTTATTTCTGGCCGGGGAACCGTTTACGCTTACGCCGGTCAGTTCCGGCACCCCTGAAGGGGTACGGGCCTGCAAGGCTGATAACATCATCACGGAACATCAGCGGCAGCTTTGTATTTGTCCAGCTCAGCATCAGATTCATAATATATCCACGGTACAGCGTGTCTGCATCGTTTGCCCCTTCAAGCACACCCGGCGCATGGGGTGAGCCATCCCGTTCAAACTGGCTGTACTTCATTCTGAGCAGGCTGGTCAGCTCAATGGCGTGGAAGATAAAGAATTCGTCAATGAGCGCATCAATGCGCTCGTCCATAATGCGCTCATGGCAGGTGATGTAAGCGTGAGCCTTTTGCCCGGTCACGTCGGCCAGACCCGGCAGCTGCTTTTCCCTCTGGGTAATCAGCCCGGCCAGCTCGGTCGCCGTTTCCTGCTGCTCCAGATACTCCGCGCGCAGCGCCTTCATCTCCGGCGTGACGGTACCGCCGTTCTGCTCCAGCAGCTCACGAAAGCGCGCCCGGTTGTCCACACCTGCCTGCTCCGTCTGTGCCTGGCTCTGGCGCAGCGCGTCAACGCTCTCCGTGGCGGCGGCTTCGGCCTTTTTGGCCTCCACCCAGGCCATCATTTTTTCCTGGAGTTGCTGAATGCGCGGCTGCCAGCCAGCCGGAAGGCTTTTCACCAGCGCGGCGGTCTGTTCTGCTAACTCAGCTTCGGGCAGCTTCATGAGCCAGCCCGCATCCTTAAGCGGCTTCTGACTCCGTGCCACAAGCTGGCCCACGTACTGGCCGGTTGCCTTAATCTCTTCTTCGGTCATCTGCTTCTGTGTCATGTCTTTTCCTCTCTGTCAGGGCTGTGCGTGGCGGTCTTTACGGGTGCAGGCGGAGCCGTAGCGGCCCAGCGTCTGCGGCTGGCGAACCGGCGCATCATTTTCCGGCTCCGGCTCTGCCGCCATGGGCCTGTTGGGCTTCATGATGATTTTCTCGACGCTCTCCAGCGCGGTGAACGTGCAGGAGCAGTCGAGGTTCTGGCACTGATACCAGGTGCGCTTGACGGACGGAGCCTCGTAGGCGCTGGTGCGGGTGTGGGCCACCTGACCGCATTCGGGACATTTCAGGGCCATTTTCGTTTTCCTGTGTGGTCGTTTTCAGTAAGTCAATTGTGCCGGGGCTGGCACAGGTGAGCCATGTGCGGGCCGTGTGCCGTGCCTGACACAACGCCTGCCAGAAAAGGGCGGCTGGCTGACTTACCTTCTGTTTACGGTGTAACACGGGTAACAGGTGTTACAGCGATGAATTAAAAGCACTTTTTCTTATTCTTTCGGTGTAACACGACGGGTAACACGGTGTAACAGCGCAGACGGGTGCGTTACACCTGTTACACCTCACATGAGAAAGAGGTGTAACAGGCTGACGCCTTACTGAATGCGGCTGTTACACCCGTTACACCTGTTACCCTTTAAAAATAAGACTCACGCAAAGGCGTCTGCATCAGCCCGGCACCTCGCTGTTGAAGACGTACAGCCTGCGCACGTTCATCTCTGGCGGGCGGATGCTGGTCTGAAGCTTGCCGTCGGCGGAGGCCATCAGGTAGCCCCGGTCGGCGCAGAGACGCGCCACCTTGCGCGGGTCAAACCCCCTGCAGATTTCCTTCCACCCGGACGGCATGACGTAAAACGTCGTGGCCGCCTCGGTGCCCTGCGCGGTGTTGCCTTTTTCCACCCTGCGCCAGCCCACCATGTTGCCGGGGCGGTTGCGCTCGTCGTGCCAGTCGGCAAACCGGCTGTACTGGTTGGCCGTGAAGAAGCTGCGCACCTGCTCCAGCGCCGCGATGTCCTCCTGGTTGGCCGTGTGGCCGCGGTCTTTGAGCCAGGCATTCAGGCACACGCGGGTTGCCCGCAGCGCTTCCCCCTCCTGCCAGCCGGTGATGCCGAGCCGGGTTGCCAGCTCGCCCGCCATCGCCACAAGGGCAAAGCGGTTGACCGCGCGGCCCACCTGATTGCCCGCATCCTGCGGCGTCAGGGCGGCGGTGTACTCCTTCATCAGCGCCTTTGCCTGCGCCGTCAGCCCGCTGAGGTCGGCGGTCAGCGCCCTGAGCCACTCGCGGAACGGCGCACCGTAGTAGCTGGACGTCGCCCACTCCAGGTGTTCGGCCAGCGCCTTTCCGCTGTCGAAGCCGTGCAGCTCCTCAAACACGCCAAACTTCCCGGAGTCGCTGGGTATCTGGATCATCCTCACCTCCATCCCGGCAAACGTGCGCTCACCCGCCTTTGCGGCGTGCTCGGTCAGCGACAGCTCGCCGGTGGAGAAAAACAGCAGCCGCCACTGTTTCCGGGTGCGCAGCTCCCCGTCCGTTCCGGCGCGGCCCTTGCCCTGGCCGTTTGCCAGCATGTAGGCGATGTTGCCCGCCTCGCGGCCGTCGACCTCGCGGATTTCGTCGAGCATCATGGCGGCGTCGTTGCGGCGGCTGGCGCAGCCCTCCAGCGCGTTGCCGGTGGCGCGCCACGTCTGCCAGTAGTCCGGCCCGCCGCACACTGAGGTGGCCGCCTTCATGGTGGTGGTCTTGCCGTCCGTGGATTCACCCTTGAGGTGATAGCCGCCGCCGTCCATCCCGACCAGCCGCAGCAGCGGGGCGGCAAAGGCCAGGCTGACCGCAAACGCCACGCGGGAATTGCCGGTGCAGAAGCGCGCCACGTGCTCGCGCCACTCCTCCACGGTGCCGGACACGCGGAAGTCGCGGCCCTGCACGGAGGTGGTCTGGAGAATGACGCCGTCCGCGCCGTCGCCGCTCACCTCGTCCTGGAGCACGTAAACCTGCCCGTGCCAGCCGGTGCGGCTCACGCAGGTTACCCGTCGCTCCGGCTTGCACAGCGAGATGTACTCCATCAGGCGCGCGCGGGCCTCGCCGGTGGTGCTGATGTACGACAGGCCGTTGACCAGCAGCACGCGGCGCAGCTCCTCACCGCTGCCGCTCAGCATCTCCATCGGCATCGCCCAGCGCCTGCGCTCGCCCCAGGTGTCCTCCCACTCCAGCAGGCGGCCGAAGTTGCCGCCGTCGGCGTCGCAGGTGATGGCCGTGACGCGAAGCGGGTTGCAGATTTTCACGTTCTGGATTTCGGTTTCGCCGTTGCGCTGTACCTGCTTTTCATACCAGAGATACTCCTGCGTCAGCCGGAACCCGTGCGGCAGCTGCGTGCGGCCCTCACCGCACAGCACCAGACCGTTACGGAAGGCTTCACGGGCGCGGGTCACGCCGTGCTCACGGTGAAAGTCGTTCCAGTCGGCCTTTATCTCGCCCGGCGGCAGGCTCACCCAGCCGCTGACCGCTCTGGCCGCCTTTTCCGCGAACGCCTTACCGGGGTTTTCGCCGCCGTCCTGAAAGTCGTTGTCACCGGCGATGACGATTTTCACCTCCGGCCAGCGCGCCCGCAGCGCCTGCGCCACGTTCGGCAGGTTGCCCGCCGAGACGGCCGCCACCACGTATCCGGCGGTCAGCTGGCTCACCGTCAGCGCCGTGGCGTAGCCCTCCGTGATGACCGCCTGCACCGGCGGCTCTGACGGCAGGGGGCTGAGCGCCACGAATGCGGCCCTCATGACGCTGCCCGGCAGCAGGCTTTTCTCCCCGGTGGGGGCAATCAGCTGCGCGCCGGTCACCGTGCCGTCCACTGTGGTCAGCGGCAGCAGCAGGGAACCCGCCGGAAAAGCAGTGTCGCTGATGCGCTGTGCGCTGCCGGTGAGGCAGACGGGATAACCGGCAAAGCCTTTGCCTGCAAGATAGGCGCTTTCACCGCTGTGGCCGGCCTTCACCAGCGCGTCAACGACCGGCGCCATGTCGCGTTTCGGGGCCTTTTCTCTGGCAGGCTTAACCGGCACGCTCTGCACCTCGCGCAAATCCAGCACCCCGGCCACCGCCTGCGCGGCCGCCTTCACGCCTTTGTCTTTGACCAGCTTCACCAGGTCAAGCCCGTCACCCCGGCCGCACTGGCTGCAAATCCACGTTCCGCGCCCCTCAAGGTCATCCATGCGGAACCGGTCTTTGCCGCCGCACGCAGGACAGGGGCCGTGCCTGCCGCCGTCCGGCACGCTGATGCCGAGCTGCTGAAAAATCACCGGCCAGCGGCCGCGCGCGGCCGTCGTGATGTGTGATACTGACTGTACTGTCATAACGCCCCCTTAATGCCGGTACAGCGACGCGCCGGTGTCGCAGAAGGATTCAAACGCCGCCGGAAGCGTGGCGTACAGCCCGGCCATCACCTCACACCCGCGCGCCGTCAGCACGGGCGGGGCGGTCAGGAGCGTCGGCTCCACCATGTCGGTGAGCAGCGCCAGCGCCGCCGCTGCGCCCTGTGCCTCGCCGTACTCGTTCACCATCGTGCCCTCCAGATGCAGGGCGATGGCCATCTCGATGCGCTCCACCGTCATGCGGTGCGGGCCGCGCATTTCGCTGCCGGTGTCGGCCAGATGCTTTGCCCGCCAGGCAGAAGCTATGGCGCGGCGGTAAAGGGCGGTCGTCAGCTCCGCCGGAAAGACAGAAACCTGTGGCTTTTTCATGCGTGAGCCTCCCCGATGAGCGCACAGCAGCGCGTGACGTCGGTCAGGTCGGCGCGCAGGTACTCCATCACCGCCGCCATGCCGGGAACGGTGTGGCCCGCCACCGAGCCTGCATCGCCGGGATGCTCTGACAGCAGCAGCTGGAGCAGGTCGCAGGCGTGCATGGCCCGGTTTAGTTTTTCGAAGGCGTCGGCAGGAAGGCCGTACTCAAAGGCGCTGAAAACGCCGGATTCAGGCAAGGGGATGCCCTGAGCACCGTTGTGCCCGTGTGAAATATTCATGGTTTACTCCGTTAAAGCTGGCTGCGTGTCAGAGGTAGTTTGAGTAGTGGCCGTCGTCCGGCTCAGCGGGCAGGCGCATTACCGGCTCCCGCCAGCGGCTGAACGTCACCGACGGATGCAGGCCAAGCGGGCTGAACCCGTCATGCCCGCCGTCAGCAGAAATATCACTGCGCGGTGACGCCGCTTTGAGGGTGTAGCTCTCCAAAAACCACGTCAGCGGGGCCGAGGTGACCTGCCCGTCACTGTCGTAGCGGTAGAGCACCTCATGACTGAATTCAGGGTTAGCACACGCAACGGAGAAGGGCGCAGCAGAAAGGCGCATCACCGTTACTGTCCAGCCCTGCGAATGCTGCCAGCGTTCGCCATGCTGAGGAGAATCAGGCATAACGACCTCCGTTGCAGCGACGGGGAGTGCTGAGATGTTGAATGTGTTCTGCGGTCTGACTGTTGCTTGCGCAAAATATCCAGGTAAACTTTTGTTTAGCCATCTTCGTTACCTCATATAACGTTTTGGTCAGATGCCTCGGCGATGCTGCAAACATCCCGGGGCGTTGCTATTTTAGTCTCTTGTGTGTAATGTGTCATCACACACAAACACATTACAACGGGTGTATTTAACGTGTCAACACACAAAAATGAAAGGCGGGGAAATCCTCCATTCCAGTTCCGGCTTGATCCTGAATTGCGTGAACTTATGGAACAGGCACAGCAGCAAGATGGTGATGAATCATTGGCGGCATGGATCAAGCGTGTTCTGCGGAAAGAACTACAAAATCGAGGTTTAGTATCAAAAAATTGATTAACTAAGAGGGAGATGTTTTCTCCCTTATATTTTAACTTCTTCACCAGTTTTCCCTCACACCAGAAGATTGATCTTTGACCCATTGCCTAATTTCTTGGGCATCGTAAACAGACACCCGTGGTGAAATACGTTTAGATTTAGGAAAGGCGGGGTTATGTTTTTGCCATCGCCAGAGAGTGACCGTGCTAATTTGCAAAAACTCAGCAGTGGCGCGAGGGCGGGCATGTCCGGTAGTGGGATATGTTTTTAAAGTCATGAAATTATCTGCCATGTTATGTAATTAACACGGCAGATAATCGCAATGTGAAAGCTAAATTATCAGTGCCACAATTTTGTTTTTATGTTGGGATAAAATATTGCCACTCAAAACTTCCCTGCTTTAGATGAGCTAAGGCATTCTTTTATATTGTCTTTTCCAAGTTCAACTCTTGTTCTAGGGTTGTTCCTTTCAGAGACGATTTTATCTGCCCAAGCATCAATAGTCAGCTTGCCGCGCTTTCCATTGCAAGATTCCGGATCATTTAGTAACCAATAAATAGCTGCTTTATAAACGGCTTCTCTCTTTGTCGCTGATACTTCAACATTACCGTGTACTCTTCGAATACCTTCTATATTAGACACACCTCCATTAACATAGCTGGGTAACTCTTTACCCATTCCATTATCTAATTTTTCTATTTGGTATCTGGTTAGATAAATATCATCTACTTTTAAAGTACCAATTAATTCTTTTTTGGATGGTGATAATCCTCCTTTCATGGATGACAAACCTTCGTAAGGAGATATTGCTAGTATTACCCACTCATTACTACCAAATGCAGCATTAGTAAAAGGCATGTTGGCTTCTTTAAAAGCAATATCATATGCAAGAAGTTTGGCTTCACCATACACCTTTAATTCTTTATATAACGATGATGTAGGGCTGAGTATGCATATCGACCATAAACCTGATAGTAATATCATTGGGCTTTTTATGTTCGGTTTATTTTCGTTATGATATATTTGTTTTGGAGGAGCGTGCGATTCCCCATCAATAGGGTCGGAGTCAAAATCTGCTTTAGGTATAAAGTAACTTAGTGCTGACTTATTACTGTAATTTGACACGCTAGGAGGATACTTATTTTCCCAATCTTTAAAATCCCCACCTTTACGCATCATGAGTAGTGCAGCTTCAAAACCATTTAGCTCTAAGCAAAATTCTATAATTCCTATCTGAGCAAAATGGATAAGATCATCAATTTTGCAGTTAAGTAATTCAGCAGATCTTCTTAAAGAGCAAAACTCAAGAGCAGGTATATTGTTTCTTTCCCAAACGTTAAGTTTTATATGGTCACTCATAAATCCACCTTTATATAAATTTCATCGTTTCGAGATTAATGGAAATTTTCATTCTTGTGTTTTTAAGAATCAATAGATTTATTTTTTACCATATCATAAGGCGCAACGTAGCCGTCTTTGTTAGCTTGAATATAACTGGACCACCATTGCATCATCTTACGCCTTTCGTGCATGTGTTGAGCTAAGTGAATATAGGCAGCTCGAACTTCATTCCGTTCTTGATGGCTCATCTGACGTTCTACTGCTTCCCTTGACCACAGACCCGACTCTGTAAGAGCTGAGCATGCCATTGCCCTAAATCCGTGAAGACATATATCTACTTTTGTATCATAACCAATCGTTCTTAATGATTTGTTAACTGTATTTTCACTCATAGGTTTATAAGGGTTACTATCACCCGGAAAAATGAGATTATATTCATAACTTAATTTTTTTATTTCTTTAAGAATGTTTATGGCCTCATTTGACAATGGCACAAGATGAATGCTCCCCATTTTAGCTCCGCGTTCTGAATATTTTACACCATCGATTAATTCTCTTTGCGCAGGAATAGTCCACATTGCGTTTTCGAAATCAATTTCGTTCCATCTTGCATGCCTTAATTCGCTTGAACGAACAAAGGTATGAAGAGAAAATAAGACCGCCAGCTTAGTTAGTGGTCTTCCTGTGTAGTTTTCAACTTTAAAAATTAATTCAGGTAATTTTTCTAAAGGTAGAGCAGGGCGATGTTTAGTTTTAGGACTAGTAATCGCTCCTTTGAGGTCATGAGTTGGATTGTATTCAATGATCCCACACTGAATAGCGTAACGAAAAACACTTGCAAGAGTAGTCTTAACTCTCCCTGTCGTAGCACCGATACCTTGCTCATTCATTCTGACTAATAACTTTAGAAGATCACTCGTTTTTAATGAACTGACAGGTTTATCTCCGATGAATGGAAAAACATGATTTTCCATTTCTCTCAGAATTTTTATGCGAGTAATTTCTTTCCATGTAGGATGGCCTATCGAGCCTTGATGCCATTCTAAAGCAATCGTTTGAAATATTGGCGAAGTTGGTTCCGCAGGAACAACTCTTTTAGTAACTCTTGGGTCAACACCCTCAGCCAAAAGTTGCCTTGCTTCATCCCTGCGTTTACGTGCTAGTGCTAGCGAAACGTCCGGGAAGACGCCCAGCGCTAACGTAGCTTGCTTACCGTTGTACCTGTAGTTCATTCGCCATGCTTTAGTCCCGTTCTTTTTGACTAAGAGATACAGGCTGCCACCGTCGGTCAGCTTGTAGTCTGTCTCTTTGGGCTTGGCGTTTTCAACTTTTTTGGGGGATAGCTCGTTAAGTGCCATGAGGAGTGATCTTAGCTATTGGTTGATGGTATCGGCTTATCGAACCGGGAATACCATCAACGATACCATCAGAAGCATGCAATGTCATGAAATGAACTGAAACCTGTTCGAAGCTTCATTCATTGATTTTAAAGAGTTTATCGAGGATTTTGTGATGTTATGAAACGTGGTGAAATGAAAGAAAATTGTCCCCTGCAGGAATCGAACCTGCAACTAGCCCTTAGGAGGGGCTCGTTATATCCATTTAACTAAGGAGACATTGCTCGGTGCTGTTTTGAACAGTTCGCGATTGTTTCTATCCTACCGCAAACCCTCTGTTTTTCTCAAGTCTTACGTTCCTTTTTGTTTCGACTTGCCCGCCTGCGTTTCACTTTAATATCACTTCGTTCACTTGCCAATGCGTACACATTGAGTACAGAATGACAGCTATCGGATGTGTACAGGAAATATAACGATGGCTCTCAGCGATACCAAACTGCGCAGCTTAAACGGCAAGCCCTACAGCGGCCCGGCAGAGGTGACCGACGCTGACGGCCTGAGTGCGCGCATTACGCCTAATGGTACCATCGCTTTTCAGTATCGCTATCGCTGGCAAAATAAGCCTGTACGCATCACGCTTGGCCGCTATCCTGCAATGTCTCTCAAAGAGGCGCGCGTAGCGGTAGGCGAAATGCGGGCATTGTACATGAAGGGGGTTAACCCCAAAACTTATTTGGTCGGCAGCAGCGGGGAACTGACTCTACAAGACTGCCTCGATGAGTGGTGGAACAAGTACGTTAGCGGGCTAAAGGAAAACACACGCATTCTGTACAAGTCAGTTGTGTACAACACCATGTACACACAATTTAAGGATGTGCCGGTAGCAAACATTCCTGTGTCGCTCTGGGTGCAATTTTTCGATAAGCAGGAACAGGCCAATAAGAAGAAAGCCAGGGTACTGCTGCTGCAACTCCGATCAGTCATGAACTGGTGTATTAGCCGCCAGCTTATTCCCTCCTGTGAAGTGCTCAAACTGAGCGTTAAAAATATCGGGAAAAAACCCGATACCGGCGAGCGCGTTCTCACCTATAACGAACTGGCGAAAATCTGGCTGGCGCTGGAAAATAATAAAGTCTTTTCCTCTAATAAAATTCTTCACCAGATGCTGTTGCTCTGGGGCGCACGCCTTTCAGAACTGCGGCTGTCTACCCCCGCTGAATTCAACATGGATGATCTTATCTGGACGACGCCAGCAGAGCACTCAAAGATGGGTAACATCATCAGGCGGCCTATTTTCGAACAGATACAGCCGTATGTTGAAAGGCTGCTAGCAATGAAAAATCCGGTTATGTTTCCCGGTCAGGAACTGGATACAGCAATCGATCGCTCATCTTGCAATCTGTACATGCGAAAACTGCGAAGCAAAATCGATATTCCCGAATGGCGCACGCATGATTTCCGTCGCACCCTGGTAACGAATCTGTCAGAGGAAGGGATATTGCCCCATGTAACCGAAAAGATGCTGGGGCATGAACTGGGTGGGGTAATGGCGGTGTATAACAAACATGACTGGCTGGAAGATCAGCGTAAAGGTTATGAGCTCTACGCTGATAAAATTTTCTGGCACGTTAAGCAGATCGGTTAATACCGCCTTCATCAATCCACCTTTTCACCGCTGCGCGGCTGTAACGTGCCGGATGACTCAGAATCGGGGAAGGAAAACCATACTTGGTTCTGAGACGCCATAACGCTGTTCTACCTTTGCCGAGTTCCGCCATAACCTCTTTTTCAGTGATGTAATCGTTGCTCACTGTGCACCCCCTTTAACATTAATCGCTGAATGCATTTTTTTAACTCCGACGGAGGGGTAGCCCTCCGCTATAAATTCTGTCAGCGTCAGACCAAAGCCGGCCGCGCAACGTTCACAGGTTTCCAACTTTGGGGAATTGGATTTCATCGCATCCTGAAGCGTCGATTTTGAAATGGCTGCCTGTTCTGAAAACTGACTCAGATAGAGCCCGCGGCGGCGGCACAGCTTGCGCACCGCCAGGCTTAGTGAAAACTTTGCTTTCATTTCACACCATCCTTTAAAAACAAAATCCAGTGAGTTTTGTCACCCTTGCCGGTGCGCTGCCATATAGTGGGCTTTTGGTCGGTCAACGCTATAACATGGCTGACAGGTATCTGCGTTTCGTTCCATTTAAATATCAGTGTGCCGTGTGGCCGCAACACTCGAAATGCTTCGCTGAAACCGGCACGAATGTCTTCGCGCCATGTTTTCTTATTCAGCGCACCATATTTTTTACGCATCCAACCTTTCTCACCAGCGCGCGCAAGGTGAGGTGGATCAAATACTACCTGCGAAAAACAATCATTAGGGAAAGGCAGTGAGCGGAAATCAGCGATGATATCCGGGGCAATGTGTAAAGCCCTGCTGTCGCACAGCACATGCGATTCCTGACGAATGTCGGCGAAGATGGCGCGGCTGTCGTTTTTATCAAACCAGAACATTTTTGAGCCACAGCACATATCAAGGATTGGTTGTTCCATTAACCCCTCCCTTGGTCGGCTTTACGCTCGATTTCTTCCAATAGTAATTTCGCCATGCAGTGCACGATATTTTCACGTGGCCAGAACTCCATGAGGCGTTTCAGGTGACGTGGATCCCGCGCTAACTGATCGTTATGTGCGATCATCACTTCGGTGGCGGTGACGTGTCTCATTGCTTTATCTCCGCTTTGGCTAAGGCGCTTTTAAGCACCTGCATAAATTCTTTACGGGGTGACGCTCGCCATTCCCAGATATTTTCGTCGCGCTGAATCCAGTTTTCTGGCGAGGCCACAAAGCTGGCTGCCTCAGCCAGCACAGCGCTGCGCTGCTGCTCTCTTTCGAATGCTTCCAACAGGAGTGTCAAAAGCTCTGCCTGTGGCGCTGGCAGGCTTCCCAGCAGATTTCGCACGCTTTGCTTTAGGTGACTTACGTTCGTCATTGGCTTTAACCTCAATCACTTTTACTGGTACCGGACGCGGTGCATTAATGCCGTTACGGATGTTGGCGCGGCGGCGCATACCCCAGACGATCAGCGCAGTGTGATCGCAACCATCGTCGGGCTTAAACCGTTTGGCATATTTCAGGCCGGTGAAATCGTGGCTCATGTCTGTTTCCTTAACCGGCCCCGAAGGGCCGACGAGTTATGCGGCGTATTCGGGTTTCATGTCGGCCAGGGTGACGCTGTACTGTTCCTCAAGTTCGGCGCCCAGATGACGTTTGTTGCTGGTGTACAGGCGTTCCAGCGCGGCGAATGCATCACTGGCACCATCAGCGCCGGGTTTAGGCAGTTCGTTAATTGCCTGATTAAGTTTTTCGATCGCGGTCAGCAGGTAGAACCGGGCAACGGCGCGATTTTTTAACTCAACAAACAGCGCGGTACCGAGGCTGGATTTTGCTTTATCAATCTCACCGCGCAGGGTCTGAACGACTGCCGGAGCGTCTGCATTGATGATGGCCTGACGAAATTTTTCGGCTAATTCCGCTGTGTTGGTGGCAGGTTGATTTTCGGCCTGCGCTGGCTCTACTGCGGCATTTTCAGGTGAAGCTGCCGAATTAAGCCCGGCCAGATTTACGCGTGATCCTGGCGCGTCGAATACTTCACGCTCCTGTCGTTCTTCCGTCTCGTCAGGCGTGTACACACCTAAAATCACATCAGGGCAGTAAAGACGCGCCCAGCGTTTGGTTGCGAGGTAGGCCAGTTGCTGGCGGGGATCGCTGGCCCACAATGTTGAGTTACGAACCTGCGCCTGTGACAGCAAAATGGTCAGTTCGCGGGGCTCGTTTTCATTTTTGAGCGTCGCCCAGACCTTTACCCCAATGCCCGCCTCATCTTTCAGGCTCCAGGCCGGAGCAATATATTTGTTGCCCTTGGAACTGGTTTTTTCTTCAAAGCGGCCAATGACGTTTTCCCACGGGCCAAACCAATCGAAGTGAAGGCGGTCTTTTGTTGGCGACATGGTATTGATCACTGCGTTGACCAGTTGAGCCTCATAGCCCAGGGTGCCGCTGACGATATGTGTTTTCTGAGCTACAGCAAACGGGTCAAGGCCCCAGCGTGCGGCCTGCATGACAACTGCCATGCATGCCTCTGGCTTTCCTCTGAAATGTGCCGGCACAAATTCCCCGCTGGCCGCCATAACGGTGGCCAGTGACTGCATGCGATTAAACAAATCGCCGTTGGTCAGAATCGAAATGTTGTCGATTTTCTGATTTTTGTTTTCTGAGGCTACGATTTCGGTAGTCATAATCTGGGTTCCTTAAACGGGGCGCAGCATTTCAAGACGGCGCAAATCAAAATCATTCAGTTCATCGGTGTAGTCGTCGGTAATCGGGGCAGGCCAAATACCGGTGTCATACGCGCGGGCGATAGCTGACATCGTGCGGTGATATTCAAGCGAGCCCAGTTCAAGCAAATCCTGTGACGCCTCAATAACCGCTACCCAGTGGTAGCCAGGGTCTTTGTTGACGAAGATCCAGAAGAACTGATCGAAGCCTGCAACTTCGGAATACATCGCCGCGCTGAGGTGGTAATCGCGTTCTGTGATTTCACGGTGCAGGCGGGCGCGTAAGTAGTCCTGCTTAATGCGGCCCATGCTGGTGGTTTTCAGGTCAGCGGCAATGCGTATGCCGTCAATTTCCAGTTCAATATCTGGACGTACGCGCACCTCCAAACCGGTTTCGTCGTCCATGCCGAAGTAACTCACCTCGTTGACACGTGACGGGTGGTTAAGCAGGTTGGATACGGACGGGTGCGCATAAACGGCGTTGTTCAGTGCCTGTAAGAGCGTGAAATCCGTATCACCGACAATCCATTTCCCCTCAGCGCCTTTGCGCCAGTTCTCGCTAAACTCATCAGCGAAAACTGCGTCAGGCTTGATTTCACGAACCACGGCGGCCAGTGCATCTTTGCTGCCGCTGACGTTGTAGGGTTGCTTTTTGGCGCGTTCTTCTGCGACAAAATCAGGCGCAATAATGGCAAGCTGATCTAACAAGCTATCGCGGCTGCCAGTGGTTTTAAGGGGCTGCGGCAACGTGGCGTTAAACTCCTTGATGCAGGCTTTCATAGCCGCCGCCGTATGCTTTTCCGTTTCCGGGATGCGGCGGAATTCGTCAGGCAGGTTCTGATAAAGCGTTGCCGTTTCTTCTGCGTTTGCGCTCAGGGATAAAGGCGCAGGCAGCTTTTCGTTATGCGCTTCAATCGTTTTTTTAATTACATCGGGCTCCGCGAGCGCCGGTAACGCAGCGTTGTAATCCTCAATGATTTTCTTCATTTCGCTGGTGGTGGAAATGGCCCCTTCTGGCAGCCCAGGGTAAACAACAAAATCCTCAGCGAATTTTTCTGGCTCCAGCGTCAGGGCGTGCAGTTCGGTACCGAAACGCAGCGGCTTTGTTTCTTCGCGCGGTATGGTTTTTTCAACGTGGCGGCCGTGGAAATACATCAGGCTGATCCGCGCATCTTTAACCATGCTGCTGCTGATACCGCTGGCGGCGTGGTACGCCTCGTTAGGGATGTTTTCATAACGGCCAGGCTCAAACACAGCAGGGAATGTTTCAGCTATATCAGCGGCTTCCGACACCACTTCCGTTTTTTCACCCTCATTTGAGGCGGTTTCTGCTGGCGCTGCTGCTACGGGTTCTGCCACTGGCGCAGGCGTTTCCACCTGTGGCGCCACGGTTTCACCCAGCAGGGCAGTAACATCAAATATTCCGTTACCCATATTTTTAATAGGCTCGTCAGCCACTGGTGCCGCCGTTGTTGCAGGGACAGGCTCTGGCTCAGTCGTTGTGGCTTTAACTGTGCTGTGAGCAGCCGCAAGCGTTTCCTGTGAGGGATTGGCGTGGTCTGTTTCAGCCAGGGTTTTATTGATGTAGTACTGCAACTGCCCCGGGGTAAGGTGAATGTCTTCCGGAGCAGAGCGGATCAGCGCAAAGATGGCCGCACGCGAGTTATCAAGGATGCCGGGCGTGTTGGTCAGGGCTCGATTCCATGCCGCCCAGGTCTCATGACGTTCTTCGACCATTTCCTTAGCCCTGCGGAAAATCGGCGTGGGGATTTCGTAAATGTCGAAATCAGACGGGAACAGGGCGCAGGCAATTTCGATACCCAGCGTTTGCAGGGTATGTTCATAGTCAGGATTGCGATCAGTTTTGATACCGCCGCCAGCCGTGGCGCCGCTGGCGGTTTTCTCTGTCACGGTGGAGGTTGTCACGGTTTGAGATTTGCCAGCGATACGGGCAGCCCATTTCGCCGTAACGTCACTGCGGCGACTGTGATTACCCTGGGCGCGGGCAGAGGCATCATTGTGCGCATCCAGCCATTCGCCAGTGAATTTCAGCAGGTCAGAAACCTGCGGAACGGCGGTACCAGGCACCCACACGGATTTAGCCGCTTCAACCCATTCTGCAACCGTTAGCCGGTAGGCGTGTTGCAACTGCATCACTTTGGTGTTGCGGGCAACCAGCAGCAGGTTTTGCGGATAGGATTCGTCGGTATCCATCGCCAGCGCAGTTACCGCGGCTAAATCCTCTTTGGTGTATTCGCGCTGTGTACCAAAAATCCACGCGCCAATAACAGCCTGTTCAACGGTCAAATTTTCCAGGGCAATAATGCATGCCTGAGTGGTTTCAGTTTCAACGACAGAATTAACCGTTGCTGGTGCAGCGGGTTCAACAGTGGTGGAGCCTTCGAGGCCAGGGATTTTTTCCCAGTTCATTTTGTCGCTGGCAAGCTGGTAGCGCTCACACCAGGCGGAATCAAGCACACCCTCGGGCGGCAGATCGTCAACCACATGGAAATTGGTCACAGCAGGGGAAAAGAAATCTTCCTCACTGAGTCCGGCATCTTCCATAGCGTTGGCGGCATCACGAATGACGCGGTTTTCACTGGCGCGCGTTTCCCAGAAAACGTGATCTTTCTGGCCTGCTTTTTTCTTGGCGCGCAGGTATATGAAGAAAGGTTTAAGTGCAGTCATGGCCGGTTCCTCAGTGTCTTACAGCGGCAGAGATAATTGCGGACATAACGACAGCAGCCGGATTTTCATCAGAGGCGATTTGTACTGCGTCACAGTCCAGGCCAGTTTTCCAGGCGAACAGGGTACGCAGGGCGCATGCAGGGCAGTGCTCATCGCTAATACGGCCAGCGGCATTGAAAGCAGTTGTACTGTCATCAGCTTTATTCACGCTGATATAACCAATGATTTCACCGGCAACAGAAATAGAATCAACACGGTGATTCTCATTAGCAATTACGCTGACTGGTTCTAATTTAACGGCAAAGTTAAGCGCCATAATTCATTTTCCTTTTCTGATTTCAGAATGTGGATTTCCCTGACGCATGCGCCACGGGATATATTTGTGCTGAGATTTAATTAATTTGCGGTTGCCCGCGATTGTTTAAAACGACTTCAATTTTTTCACTGGTAATACGGACACTTTCAAAAACAGACCGTGCATAAAGCCCTTTATCGACGTTGGCAGACGCCAGCCATGATTTCCCGTTGTAACGGATCAGCGTGCCCGGAAGCACATCACGGCGGGGCAATAAAGCGGTACCGTACATGGTGATCTCCTTACCCTCAGTTGCTTGTTGTGGGCTCAGCATTAAGCTGATGGAGATGAATCTAAAATAACTTAGCTTTTCAGTCAACACTAAAACTAAAAATATTTAGATTTAGTGTGTGGGGTAGGGATGGGGAAGAGGATTAGCGCATTTTCCTGCGATGTTCTACGACAACGCCGATGATTTCGATGTTTTCGTTAAGGGAGTTTAAAGTTGCAAAATCTTCATTGAGAGGTACCAGCTCGAAAGCATCCTCTCCGTCTTCTGTAACCCCTCTTGACCTGTATTTTTTGAATGTCGCTTCATCACTCCCGTTTTTAGCAACTACGTAATCACCCGGCTTAGGGTAAAGGTCAGGGTCTACAATTATGCTGTCGCCTTCTTTAAAATCGGGCTCCATGGACTTACCGCGTATAAGCAAGGCGAAAGTGCCCATTGAGTGTGGTTCTGATGTCAGGATGAAATCTAAAGCCCCTTCGATGTTGGAAGCATCGGTAGCGGAAGTCCAGTTCCCCGCTTGAACCCAGCTTATAACAGGAATTTTTCTGTAGCCCATAGGTGAGAACGTCACATTAGAGTTCTCTTCCCTACCCGAAACAATGAAAGATTCAGACACACCAAAAAATTTTGCAAGTTTGGTCAATGATACCCCGCCAGGTTCGTTCTGATCTTTCTCCCAGTAACCTATTGTTACATCGGATACTCCAATAGCCTTACCCAACTGAGCCTGAGTCAGTTTTCTTTCTTTCCTAAGCGTTTTAAGTCGCGTACCTAACGTTCCCACGCGTCACCTCATGTCATAAAAAAACTAACTTATCTTAGTTTCTATTGACCAAAATAAAGTTAGTAAATAGAATCTAAGAAATTTTAGGAGGAATGTATGACCACTACTGAGTTAGAGCAGTATTTCGGTACACCCAACAAGGCGGCTGAGTTCTTCGGCGTTTCACCAGAGGCTTTCTATCAGTGGAAGAAAAGACCTGGTGGATTAATCCCTAAAGGTCGTGCAGCAGAAGCGGCTTTAAGGACAGGCGGAGCCTTAGTTTTCAACCCAAACAATTACGGCAGAACTAAAAGATCCGCCGCCTAATTAATAATTATGGTGCGTAAAGGCATTAAGAAACCTTTTCGCAACATCAAGATAAGGAATTATCAATTATGGAGTCTGCAAATAAACGCAAAAAAGCCAAGCGTATTGAAAGTCAGTTATTAAGCCGCCTTGCAGTTAATGGACAGGGGAAATTTGCCCGGTTTATTGGCATGGATGACGCAGCGGTAACGCGCATGAAATACGCGATTGGAAACCAGAAGCACAGCTTTTTTGAATTAATGAGCCTGGCGCTGGTTTTTATGGAAATTCATTTTCCTGAGTCACAACTGGAGGAACGCTTAGAAAGGTTAGAGCGGCTATTTGGACGAAAAAAATCCCCGGCTGCCACCGAGGATTCATCTCAAATCACAATTGATTTTTAACAACACAACAGGAGCGAGTATGCCAGGAATTACTGGTTATGTAAACAGCACTGATATACCGGGGCCAGTGAAATGAGTATTAAACTGATGAACCAGGCTTTCGATATTCGCGTAGGGAGCCATCTCAGAAAACTGGTTCTGATCAAGCTGGCCGACAACGCCAGCGATCAGGGCGAGTGCTGGCCTTCGTACGGTTATATCGCTGAGCAGTGTGAATGCAGTAAAAGCGCCGTGCGGGATCACATTGAGGCCTTGATTCAGCTCGGTTATCTGGAAAAAGAGAACCGCCTTGGTGGTAATTTCGGTAAGGGTAATCAGTCGAATGTTTACCGCCTCAAACTTGACACCCCTGTGCCGTCAGAAAGCATAGCCCCTGTGCCGCCAAAAAGCATAGCTATGCCGCCTGACGGCACACCCTGTGCCGCCACACGGCACCCCCTATGCCGCCACGCGGCACCAGAACCATCATTAGAACCATCATTAGAACCGTCATTAAGATCTGAAACCAAAATTGGCACACCGGCTAAAGCCGCTGAGCCGACTCGTCCTGCAAAACAGGAATATTCTCCCGCATTCGAAAAAGCCTGGCAGGCATACCCGAAACGCGCCGGAGGAAATCCAAAGCCCTCTGCGTGGAAAGCCTGGTCTGCACGCATTCGTGAGCACACCAAACCGGAGGACATGATTGCCGGCACTCAGCGTTACGCTGCCTGGGTTCTGGCTACTGGCAAGCTGGGCACAGAGTACGTCAAGCAGGCGGCCACGTTCTTCGGCCCGGACCGACATTTCAATGAGGCCTGGGAGGTGCCTCGCGGTAACGGATTTGCGGGCGCTCAAGGAAGGGGAAATTTCGGCGCCATATCGCCACCTGAAAAAACCATTCCTGACGGCTTCACGGGGTATTAACCATGAAAAACATCGCATCATCCGGAAATGTCATCGAGCGTCTCAGAAAGATTATGCCTGCTAGCGTGCAGCCCAAATTCACCACTGCTCAGGAGTGGCAGAAATGGCAGCTTGAGGAAGGGCGCAAGCGTGCCGAAGAGGTGAGCAGGGCTAACGATCAGGTTCGTGCTGAAAAAATCTTGGGCCGCAGCGGGATCCAGAGCCTGCATCGAAAGTGCACCTTCGAAAATTACGAGGTGACCTGCGATGGCCAGCGCCTGGCAAGAACCATGGCCAAACGATATGCGCAGAATTTTGGTGAGGGATTTGGCAGTTTCGTTTTCAGCGGCAACCCCGGTACCGGAAAAAATCATCTTGCGGCCGCCATCGGAAATCACCTTCTGAAAACCAGACGGACAGTGTTGATCGTCACCATACCCGATCTCTCTACCTGCATCAGGGCGACGTACGATGGAGAGGGTGGTACCGAATCGGCATTACTGAAAGACCTGTCACACGTTGATTTACTGGTGCTCGACGATGTAGGCGTGCAGCGTGCGACAAAAAGCGAGTGGGTACTGCTTAATCAGATCATCGACAGACGTCTTTCGTCACTGAAACCGGTAGGCATTTTGACCAACTTAACTCACCATGAAGCTGAAGGCATGCTGGGCGCGCGCATCATGGACAGACTCACTATGGACAGTGGTATCTGGGTTAATTTCGACTGGGCCAGCTACCGCAGAAATGTTTCTCACCTCCGTGTTGTTAAGTAGTCAGGGGAGGGGGATTATGACTCAAATGCATCTGGTTAAAACCTCAGCAACAACCATGATGGTGGCGAACGCCGAATCCGCCGAAGTGCTGGCGCGCATCAAAACCGGTGCCTGGCTGAGTTGTGATGTTCGTCAGGCGCGTAATTACAATTTCCACAAACGCTTTTTTGCACTGCTGAATCTGGGCTTTGAATACTGGACGCCCACGGCTGGCGCTGTGTCGGAATCCGAGAAATCGTTACTGCGCCAGTACGTCGATTACCTCAGTACGCTGACCGGCCAGCAAAGCGTGTTAAGTGAAACCCTGGACGAATTTCTGTCGCGCACAGGTGCCAATCGCGCTGAGGGCGTGGCGCTGGTTAAGTCGTTCGAAGCTTTCCGTAAATGGGCGGTAATGACGGCCGGATTTTACGATGAATATATTTTGCCCGATGGCACTCAGCGCCGCGAAGCCAAATCAATTTCGTTTGCCAACATGAAAGAGCACGAATTTCAGGAGGTTTACAAAGCGGTTCTTAATGTCCTCTGGTATCAGATCCTGTTTCGCAAATTCGACAGCCAGCAGGCAGCAGAGAACGCCGCCGCGCAGCTACAGGAGTTTGCCGCATGATTTACGGTTCAGTATGCAGCGGTATCGAAGCCGCAAGCGTTGCATGGGAGCCATTAGGTTTTGTGCCGGCATGGTTCAGCGAAATTGAAAAATTTCCTTCTGCTGTTCTGGCTAGCCACTGGCCGCAGGTACCCAATCTGGGCGATATGACGCGCCTTGCATACCAGATTCGTGCTGGCCTGATCCCGGCGCCTGATTTGCTGGTGGGCGGCACGCCATGCCAGGCATTTTCTGTCGCCGGACTTCGCGCCGGACTTGATGACCCTCGCGGGCAATTAACCCTGGCCTATGTGGATTTATTAAATGCTATTGACGAAAAAAGAACCGCTGACGGTAAGCCAGCCGCAATCTGTGTATGGGAAAACGTACCCGGCGTGCTCAACACCAGAGATAACGCTTTCGGATGTTTTCTTGCGGGGCTTGCCGGTGAAAGCCGTGAACTGGAATCACCAGGGCGAAAATGGTCAAACGCTGGTTATGTGCTGGGACCAAAAAGAGCTATTGCCTGGCGAGTGCTCGACGCTCAATTTTTCGGCGTGGCCCAACGACGCAACCGTGTGTTCGTTGTCGCAAGTGCTCGAACAGACTTCGATCCAGCAAAAATATTATTTGAGTCCGACAGCATGCGCCGGAATTCTGCGCCGTGCAGAGAACCGAAAGCGAAAGTTGCCCCAGTTGCTGGAAGCCGCGTTAAAAACGGTAGCTACTGGGATGACAGAGCAAACGCACACCCAACCCTGAATCAGTCGAATAACGAGGGTGGTATTGGCCTGAGCAATCAGGAATTATTTTCACAGCGGGGTTCGGGGCTTGTTGGTGGCCATCAAATCGCGGTGGGAGAAGTTTCGCCCACTCTCAGGGCAGGCAATTATCGCGACAACAGCGATCCGGTTTCTCATGCTGACATGCTTGTTATGGCTTATGGCGGTGGTAACACCAGCGGAAATATTGATGTGGCTGCCTGTCTGACTGCCAAAGGTCAGAGGAATGATTTCGATGTAGAAACTTTTGCGGTACATGGTACCCAGGATCCTGACACCAATGTCGATCTGGCCCACACACTAGGGCGCAATCAGGGGCAGGAGAACGGCGTCCTCTGCTTCAACAGTAAGGATCACGGGCAGGACATGGGGTTTGAGATAGCACCTACCCTGCGGGCCAGCGGCAGCGTCACCAGCAACCAGAACGCTGGTGCGCCTCCGGCCGTGACGTACCCAGCGATCGCACTCCAAACCGACGTCACGCCGAAAGCCAGTGTTGAATTGGCATTCACGCTGAAATTGCCCTCGTCAAGCGGCGGAGGCCAGCCAGCAGCAACTATGACGCCTAATATGGCGGTGCGCAGGCTGACACCAGTCGAGTGCGAGCGTTTGCAGGGGTTTCCCGATAACCATACTCAGATTTCGTGGAGAGGGAAGAAACCCGTTGATTGTCCTGACGGGCCTCGTTATCGCGCTCTCGGTAACAGCATGGCTGTACCGGTCATGCGATGGATCGGTCAGAGAATTAAAAATCAAATTCAGGAATCAATTGCATGACGCGCCCTGTAAATATCCGCAAGGAAGCGCGTGGCCGCAATTGTCAGGTGAGAATTCCCGGCATCTGTAATCACAATCCTGAAACCACAGTACTGGCGCATTATCGCCTTTCCGATTCATGCGGTACCGGAATTAAACCGCCAGACACACAAGGCGCTTTCGCATGTAACGCCTGTCACGATGCCATAGACGGCAGAACTAAAACCGATTTCAACCGCGACGAACTCCGGCTGTATCACGCAGAGGGCGTTTTTCGCACACAGCAATTGCTTATCGATGAGCAGTTAATATTTTCATAATAATTATCTGGGGTGAGGCTATGCGTGATATTCAACAGGTTCTTGAGCGCTGGGGGGCGTGGTCATGCTCTGGCGGCGATAACGTAGGATACGCGCCAATAGCGGCGGGCTTTAAAGGATTATTGCCAGCGAAACAACGTAGCCGCGCCTCATGCACTGACAAAGACGGAATTACTATTGATCGCTGCATGGCGCGGTTGATGAAAAATAATTTCGATATGTATGATTTGCTGGTGGATTACTACATCTACCGCAAAACGTTTATGCAGATTGCCCGGTTACATGGTTGCTCTGATACGTATATCGGCAAGCAATTACAGAAAGCAGAGGGCGTAGTAGAGGGCATGCTTTTGATGCTGGATGTTCAATTAGAAATGGATAAATACATTACGCGAGAGCCAGAAGCTAAAAAATTAATCGCATAATTGTTTACGATCGTAAAAAAACAGATATTCTGCTAAGGGTGGTCACAACGCCACACAGCTTATAAGCCTCGCCTCTGTGCGGGGCTTTTTTATTTCCTTTCCCGCTACTCACAGCTTCCGTCAACTTACGGAGGTATTCACATGGGCAAAACTATGCCAGACAAAATAGCGTCAACCCTGTCTTACGGTACATCTGGCGGGTTAATTGTAGGCGGCTGGGGCGGCTGGTTTGAATGGTTCCACGGTCTTGACTGGAACTTTATCGGCTTATCCAGCGGCGTGCTGCTGGGTATCGCAACATTCGCAGTCAACGTTTATTACAAACGCCGCGATGATGCCCGCAAAGAGGCGTCTCACCAGTTTGATATTGAGCAGGATCGTTTACGCACAGAGGCAATCCAGAATCTGGCGCTGCGGTCATCGAAATTAACTTCCAGCGATGCGCCAGCAGTAATCGCCGCGCTTAACACAACAATCAAAAGCGTGGACGGTAAAAATGGCGATGTCACCCAGGCTTAAAAAGACCCTGAGCGCGGCAATGGTGGCCCTGATAGCTGGTGGCGCCACTGCCCCCGTTCTGATGGATCAATTTCAGCAGGAAAAAGAGGGTTCACGCCTCATTGCATATGCCGATAACGGCGGCATCTGGACGATATGCGGCGGCGTGACGCGCGTTAATGGCAAGCCGGTTGTAAAGGGCATGCGCCTGACCGCTGACCAGTGCCGCGCTATCGACAGAGCAGAACAGGCCAAAGCGTTAGCCTGGGTAGATAAAAACGTACACGTTCCACTGACCGAACCGCAGAAGGTTGGCATAGCGTCATTCTGTCCGTGGAACATCGGCCCCGGTAAATGCCTGCCATCAACGTTCTACCGGAAACTGAACGCAGGTGATCGCCTGGGTGCATGTGCAGAGATAAAGCGCTGGATTTTCGACGGCGGGAAAGATTGCCGCATTCGCTCTAATGGCTGTTACGGGCAAGTTATCCGCCGTGACCAGGAATCAGAGCTCACATGTTGGGGGCTGGATCAATGATGTGGCTTAAAGCAAATGTAAGCCTGGTAATGGCAATTCTGCTGGTGGTGCTGGTGGCAGGCTTATTGCTGGCGACGATGTATTACCGAAACCTTTCTGTGACAGTGGGGAATGAACGTGACAAAGCCTTACAGCAGCAAAAATCAGCGGAGGCGGTCACCACTAACGTTATTGCTGCCGTCCGGCTGTTCAATGACATCGCGGAATCCACACGTAGCGACAAGCAGAAAGCCACAGACGACAGTGAGCAGCGAATCGTTTACATCCGTGAAGCCGTTAAAAACGATAAGTGCGCTGTTCTGCCTGTTCCTTTTGCCGCTGCTGACAGCTTGCGGGCACACAGAAACCAGATACGTGCAGGTGCCAGCAGTAGCGATACCAGCAGAGTTAACCGCTGATTGCCCGGTACCGGAAATACCTGACCCGCTGACATGGGGTGGCAGCCTGGACTTAACCGAGCGGCTGTTAACCGCGCTGGAGAACTGCAACAAGGACAAGGCAGGCATCCGCAAAATCGAATTATCCCGACAAGGTAAATAACTCATGAGTGAAGCAAAACCGCAGGACGGCAGCACCGTTAAAGGCTACCGCACGTTATCACATGGCGAAGTTGGCAAGATGAATCAGTTTAAAGAACTGAGCCGCCAGTTTATTTCCCTGATGCGTGAGCACGGCAGCGATCTCAGCCAGCTTCCATCTGATGAAAGTCCTTACGATGCATTCGAATGGTGCCGGGAAGCTGAGAGCGCAATGAAAAAGGCATGCATGTATGCCTGTCGTGCTGTAGCCCGTCCAGATAATGACTGCTAAAAGGTGAAATTGTGGAAATTAAATTAACAGCCAATCAGGTGGCAGAAATCGTTAATAGCGATGAACGGGTAAAACAGGCGGTTGTCAGCCTGTATCTGCAACGCAATACTCCGTCACTGACTATCAGTGATCTGCTGGTGGGCCAGCAGCAATCATACAAAGGCGGCACATCGGCAACCTCCGCGCCTATGTCTGGCGGCATTGGCTCCTCAGTCGGTGCCGGTTGTGGTGGTGCAGGCTCAGGTGGCATTGGAACACTGACAACGCAACAGATGATGGATGCATGCATAGCGGATAATGCGGTAGCGGCTGGGCCTGATACTTATTCTACCAAATCTGCTGATCCGGAAATTGTAGAGGAAGATGTTCAACGTCACGGCAAGGGCAGGCTTAAGCGTTAATTCATTACAGAGCGCTTTCGCTGAGAGCGTTCAATAATGGAGTTTGATCCCGCAATACTTCGCGCGCGTCTTTTCGCGCACGTGCGCGCGGTAAAGAGGGAAATGCGGTTATCGTTTTTTTTGAAAAAAATCACGGCGCCGTGAATTCAGGAAAATCCAGAAAAACGGGCGTTTCGATTCGTTTTGAGGCTATGCATTTTCGGGCCTGTTTTATGCAGCGTTTATGCAGTGTCGTTTTGTGGCTTTCGCCTGGATAACTGAGGAAAACGCAGGTTTCACGGTGATGTTTCAATCTGGCATGCTGGCGAAGTGCGCATTAGACCTATTATGTTAAAAGCGGTCTGTTTTCGTGAAATTATCCTCTGCACCCGCTGCCGTTCTGCCTGACTGTCAGGCGCTGGCCTGCTGTGATATAAAAATAAAAAAACATGGAGAGTGCGCGATGAGATTTGATGAAGATCGTGAGATCACAGCAGAGTACCTGCTCAGATTTGTAAATTCGAAGTTAGGATTATGGGTGTTGTTCGCGCTAAGCGTCATCATCGTTTTAGTATGGTTCTTAGCAGGCTTATTTCATTCATCCAGCGTAAACCACAGCGTCTGGTATTGGCTTGCAATGCCGCTAGTTGGTTTGATTGGGAGTGTTTTTCTGGCCTTCACCATCGGCTTAGCCTGTATCGCGGCCTTATCGCTGTGGATTGAAACGCGAGGTAAATCACGTCTAAAGCGCATAATCATCATGATTTGTGGAACCTTAGCCACAATAGCGCTGATAGGATTTATGTTTGGAAGCTATGAATAAATTTAGAGAGGCAGCATGTTAAATAAAATTTTATCTCTGGTAATTCTTTTAGTATTGACTGGCTGCCAGGCACATTCAGTAAGCAGCCCCCCTGCTGCAACCTATGCATCAACGCATCCAGCAACAACACAGGCATATTTACATAGTGCCACCAGCGCCATTCAGTCGCGGTTTTATGATGTGGACACTTACAAAGGGCGCGAGTGTAATTTGCGGCTACACCAGTTAGACGGTCAAATGCCAGACTCAGTTATTTCAGAAGGTGGTGATCCCCAACTTTGTGAGGCAGCCGTAAGTGCCACTAAGCAAGCTATAGGAATGGGGCTTTATCCTTTCAAGCCAACTGATAAAAAACAAAGTTTGCCTGACGATATTCCTTTCAAAATTCGACCCCAGTAATTAACAACAACAAAGACCCGCTGATGCGGGTTTTTTTATGTCTGAAAAACGAGGTGAACCGATGGAACAAAGCAAACCTAACAGCGGCCGCGGTCGCCCACGTAAAACCAAAATTGAAACACCCGGCGCTGACGAGAACATCAGGCAGCCGACAATTCAGGAGCAGGTAACTCAAATCGTCACCAGCACAGCGCCAGCGCCGCACAGTGAAGCTATGGCAGAGCAGGTAGCGGTAGAGGCTGAAAAGGGAAACGTAGTTAACACGCATCATGCAGCGAAACCAAAGATTGGGGATAAGTGGGCTGGCATGGTGCTGACTAAGCACGGCTGGGCGGCCATTGATTCAGAGGAGTAACAAACTATGCCGGGCTTCTCAGGTGGTGTGGGCTCATCCGTGGGCGGGGCTGCTGGTGATAATGGTAGCAGCGGGGGCGGTGGTCAGTATGGTGGGCGTAGCGGCGGGCTCTTTGGCGGAACTGTTTCAGGCGTGGGCCTTGGTGGTGCTGGCTACAGTTCGTCTGACTTGGCGCGTGCTCAAGCGTTTGCTAGGGATTCTGGCATTGTCGGAACGGTCACGCGAAACGGCGTCACATACGGAACCGACCGTAACGGTAACATCGTCGCTAACGTATCATCAGCAAGCGGGTCAGCGAGAGCCGCCGCACTTCAAGCCGCAGTCAATGGTACAGCATTAAGCGGTAATTTCGGCGGCGGTGGCAGTAATGGCAATGGTAACGGCGGCAACAGTGGCAACAGCGCTAACGGTTCAGGCAGTACCTGGGGCCAATACAGCTTTGCTGATCTACAGCGCATGGCTAGCCAGGCACAGCAGGCGTTAACGAATCCACGGCTTAACGGGTTTAATCGTGTTATCCAGCAAGCCTCGTTGAACAACATTCAGCAGGAGATTAACCGGAGGGGGCCAGAGCAGGCAGCACAGCAAGCCTCCCAACAGGCCGCACAACAGGCAGCCGCAGCAGAAGCCGCGCGACAGGCAGAGGCAGCCCGCATTGCCGAACAGCAGCGCCAGCAGCGTATACAGGCTGAAACAGCACAGCGCCAGAGCCTGCAACAGCAGCTTGGCAGCACTGACAGCATCGAGGCCACCCGCGCCCTGGTTAACCAGATTAACGGACTGGGTTCGGAGGCAGACAACGCAGCAGCGCTAAACAAATCCCTGCTGGATTCTGCGAATGCTCGTTTGTCACTCCAGACTGAGGCACAGAAAAATAACGCTATCGGTTCTGCGCAGTCAGCACAGCAGGGACAAAGTGCCAGCTCTGCAACCGGCCCCAATACCGCGCTCTACAGCAGCAAGATTTCACAGGCTGTTGGCACACCGATAAGCCTTTCTGACCAGCAGGCGAACGCCGATGAAGCAGCCCGCATGGGCGGTTACAACGACACTTCCAGCTTTGGAAAAATTCGGAGTGTGGCGCGTGCTGCCCTCGGCGGTCTGGGTGTGGCCGGGCCTGTCGGTGGCCTTCTGAGTGGTGCCGCAGCGGTTTACAGTAATTTCATTAGTGACCGTCAAAACGCATCATCCCGCGCACTGACTACCGGCACAGCGGCATCAAAGGCCGGAATTGGTGACGTGCTGGCGGGCATGGTCAAAGGTGGCCTGACTGGTGCCGCGCTTGGCCCGTTTGGTGCGCTGGCTGGTCTGGTTGCTGGTGGTGCTATGGCATCCGGTACCGCGCCAACGGCAGACGATTTGAAAGGCGTTAATCCGCTTAACAACGGCGTGACGCAGGACAAAAGCAGTTACGGCCCCGGCCAGACGCTGGCGAACGGTCAGCGTATAGGGCAGGGGAATGCCAACGACTACAAGCCTGGCAGCCTCGGTTCAGTTTTCGCGGGCGGCGGCTACAACCCTGCACCGGTTAGCCCGGCACCCTCAACCGGCAGCGGCGGCACAACATCCCCCGGCAGCAGCACCGGCACTGGCAACAGCGGCATTGATGACCGTAACAAGGCGGGTCAGTCGGCTTTCAGTTCGTTCATTGATGACCTGCGCAAGCGCCAGATGAACAACCTGCTTTACACAAACGCGGGCTGGAACGGTACCAGCGGCACGTCACTGCTTGGCAGGGTTAGCGGCTCACAGGGCGCAATCGGCGGGCTCAGTGGTCAGGTAATTTCACAATATGGCGGCGGGCGCTCATTGCTGGGCGGTGCCTGGTCGTTCTGATACAGGAATATTTAAATGGCACAGAACGCAGCCGAAATTTTAAAAATCTGGAATCAGGCTAAGGAAAGCCGCACGCCGCTTCAGTCGCACTGGCAGGACGCATACGACTACACCTACCCGCAGTTAGGGCAGGGATTCAGCGGCATTAAGGACAGCGGCACGGCGGATTCCAAAAAAGCGGAATTGCTGGACTCAACTGGCACAGACGCAACGCGCACCCTCGCATCTGCGTTAATCAGCGGCATGACGCCCGCTAACAGCCAGTGGCTGAATCTGCGCATTTCCGGTCAGGACGATATGAGCGCAGCAGGGCATTACCTCAGCCAGTGCGCCGAACTGGTCTGGCGCAATATTCACAGCGCCAACTACGACAGCGAGATTTACGGCTCAATGCTCGATTTCTGTATTGCTGGCAGCTTTGTGCTGTACATCGATATTGATCGCGAGCGTGGCGGCTTTGTGTTTGAGCAATGGCCCATTTCTGAATGCTGGTGGTCGAGCACCACGCGCGCCAGGGTAAACATGATTTTCCGTGAGCACGTTCTGACGGCGGCGCAGGCTTATGGTCAGTTCGGTGAAAAAGCTGGCGAGAAGGTTGTTGCGACATACCAGCGTAACCCGATGGAAAAGGTGCGTTATCTGCATGCGATTGGCCCGCGTCAGGTGTATGCCATGGGCGGCAAGCTGGCCCGTAACAAACCGTTTTACTCGGTATATATCTCGCTTGCAGATAACCAGATCGTCAGCGAATCCGGCTTTGACGAATTTCCCTGCATGGTGCCGCGCAGCACAAAACTGCCTGGCTGTGAGTATGCAACGGGCCTTGTTTCTGATGCGCTGCCCGACATTAAGGAGCTGAACTACCTCAAGCGCTACGAGAAATCAGCCGCTGAACTGGCGGTTTCTGGCATGTGGATTGCGCAGGATGACGGCGTGCTTAACCCACGTACGGTTAAAGTTGGCCCGCGCAAAGTCATAGTAGCCAGCACCGTGGATGCGATGAAACCGCTTCTGACCGGCAGCGATTTTAAAGTTGCCTTTCAGAACGAACAGACGTTGCAGAACAACATCCGGCGCACCCTCATGGCTGACGTGCTCACTATGGCGAACGGCTCCGGCCAGATGACGGCAACCGAAGTTAACGAGCGCATGAATATCATCCGCCAGCAAATGGCGCCGATGTATGGCCGCCTACAGGCCGAATTCCTGATCCCGATGGTTGAGCGTTGTTTCATGCTGATGCTGCGCAATAACGTGTTGCCGCCGCCGCCAGATGATTTAAACGGGATTGATTTTCATGTGGCGTTTGATAACCCACTTGCCCGCGCTCAGAAGCTGGCGCAGGCCACAGCCATTCAGCAGGCAGTTGGATTTGTGGCGAACTACGCGCAGATGATGCCTGGCATCGCTGACAACTTGGACGTTGATGCGGCCACACGCGATCTGTTCTCGACGCTTGGCGTACCCGCAGACATTATCCGCAGCGACGATGATGTTAAGGCGCTCAGGTCACAGCAGGCGCAGGCAGCGCAGGCACAACAGGCACAGGCAATGCAGGATCAGTTGGGAATGCAAAACGCCAGTGAGCAGATTACAGCAGCTAACCAGCCAGCGGCCTGATTATGACAAAACCTACAGATTTAGATTACGCCACGCTCTTTGAGAGTTGCCCGGCCGGGCCTGAAATTCTCGAACAGCTTGTTTCTGTTTTCGGTAATAACCCCTACGTGAAAGGCGGCCACGATGCTGATCGTCAGACAGCATTCAACGCCGGGCAATTGCACGTGGTGAATTACATCCTTAACCGCATTAATCGCGGCAATAACCCTCAGATGACACAGGAAAGAGACGATGACTGATACAACCGATAACGCAGGCGCAGTAGATACCTCAACTGCACAACCAGCGCCGGGCGCAGAACAGCAGGGCAGCACAAACCAGACAGGCGCAACGCTGCTGGGAAGCCTGTCGCAGACTCAGGAGCAGGCGAACGGCACCGTTTTAGGCAGCGCTGCAACAACCACACCGCCCGCCGCTGAACCGGGCAAACCAGCCCCTTTCAGCTTTCCCGAAAAATTCCAGGTTAAAAACGGCGATGATCTGGATTTCACCGCCTCGGCACAGAAACTGTCAGAGGCTTATACCAATCTTGAAAAGCGTTTCGGCGCAGGTGAGGCGCGGCCAGCGGAAATCAGCGGTTATAAATTTAGCGATCAGTTCGGTGAAGGATTTGGCGATCGCTTTATGAATGACCCGGCCACTAAACCATTTCTGGAAAAAGCGCATGAACTGGGCCTGAACAATGCGCAGCTTAATTTTATGGTGGGTGAGCTCATCGCCAGTGCTCCGGCTCAGGCTGAAACTGCAACGGGCTTTTCACAGGAACAGGCGATGCAGGATCTTCAACAGTCCTGGAAAGAACCGGCTGAATATAACCGCAATATGCTGGCAGCAGACCGCGCGGCAAAATTTGGATTCGGTGACGATTATCAGCGTTGTATCGCGCGCTATGGCAATGACCCTGCAATTATCCGGCTGCTGGCGAAGGTTGGTAGCGAACTCAGCGAAGATTCGATTCGCCTGTCAGCTTTACCGCAAATGGACGCTGAAAGCGTTGATGACCTGATTAGGTCGGATGCTTACCGCGATCCAAAACATCCCGATCACCGCCGCGTATCTCAACAGATACGAAGCTTTTTCCAGAGAACTGCTGGAAACGAAGAAGTGCATTAACCTTTAGGCCCGCTCTGGCGGGCTTAGTTCTAACATGCCATTAAGATATATCTTGAGTGCATGAATCACACCGTGTTATACAGCTTGCAATGACCACAGCGACCGACCCCGAAAGGACAAGTCACCCGCTGCCACCTCCGCGCCGGGGTTCCCCGATAACGCTTATCAGGTCTGCACGCAAACCCTTTTAACGTTTTTCGAGGATTACACCATGCCACAAGATTTCGCTACTAATGGCGGACGCATCACGTCCGCATTCGTCCAGGAATTTCACCGCGGATTTGAAATTGCCTGTTCGCAGAAAGATTCCCGCCTACAATCGACAGTAACCGATCGCGGCTCGATTACCGGTGCATCTTTCACCATCAATGATATGGGTATTGTCGAAATGAGCGATCGCGGTTTTGCTGATCGCTTTGGTGATACCGTATGGTCAGTGCCTGATGCCGGTACACGCATTGCGATGATGACCGATGCTGATTTGTATATTCCGGTTGAGCCGGTGGATGTGCCTAAACTGCTGGCAATGCCGCAGGGTGAATATCAGCAGCGTATGGTTGAGGCGGCAAACCGCAAAAAAGACCGCACCATCTACAACGCTATCCTGAGCGATATTCAGCGCAAAACGGTTGCCAAAGACGGTACAGCCACAACCGCCGCGCAGACCTTTGCAGCCTCACAGATTTTGTGGGCTCAGGGTGCTGTAGGAACTGGCTCAAGCCCCGCGAAGCCGATTACCAAAAAAGACCTGATCCGTCTGCGTGCACTTTTCCGTAAAAACGAAGCTGATGATGAAACCATCAATATCACTTACAACAGTGACATGATGACTTCCATTCTTAATGACACCCAACTGACCAGCGCTGATTACCTGTCAGTGAACATGCTTCAGGAGGGTAACGTTGCAGGGAAATGGCTGGGCTTCAACTGGATCCCGTATGAAAAGCTGAACGTTGATGCCAACGGCTCAGTGACGTCAATTGCGTGGACTAAATCCGGTGTGCATTTCGGTACCGGCATTAATCTGACTGTCGATGTTGGCCCGCGCCGCGACAAGCGCAATACCATTCAGATCTCAGCATTGACCTCATACGGCGCAGGTCGCGCCAACGAGCAGAAGTGTGCTGCACTGAATTTCATGGGCTCTTAATAGCTCTGGCGGTGAGACAGGCGGGCATATGCCCGCCTTTTCTTTTTGTGAGGAAACATGGCGCAGAATATTACCGTTGGCGATGTGAGCCTGTGCAATGAGGTGTTGATCGGCCTCGGTGCGCGTCCAATCGCCAGTTTTAACGAAAAAACTGATGAGGCGTTAGCCTGTTCAAACCTCTATCCAACGTCCCGCGATGACCTGTTAAGCCGTCATGACTGGCCTTGTGCAGTCAGGCGCGTGATCCTCTCGCCCGATTCTGAGCCACCAGCATTCGGTTACAGCCAGGCCTTTTCGTTACCGGGTGATTACATCCGCGTTCTGGGCGTTTCAGAGACGGGCCACTTTGCGCGCTGGCTGGATGATTACCGGATCGAAAGCGGCAAAATCCTGTGTAACTGCAATCCGGTGGGGCTGCATTACATCTGGCGAAATGACGTGGTGGCCACTTGGCCGGCTGGCCTGATTGACCTGTTTAAATTCCGTCTGCGCTGGGCGCTGGCCTATGCCATTACCCGCGATTCGGGGCTTGAAGCCACAGCGCAGCAGGTTTTTATGCAGCAGCTAATGCTCTACAAAGGGCAGACCAGCCAGGAGCAGCCAGCGATTGAATTTGGCGGCGATGGATTCTTGCAGGCGAGGTACTGAGCATGGGCGTGCAGGTTCATCACATTCAGACGGATTTTACTGGCGGCGAACTGGATCCGATGCTGCTTGGCCGCGTTAACGCCGACCGTTACGGCGTGGCTGCCAAAGAGCTTACCAACATGTGGGTGCGCGTGTCCGGTGGTGCTGAGGGCCGCGCGGGCCTGCGTTTCGTGAATAAAGCCCGCGACAATACCGGCGATATTCGTTTAATCCCCTGGGTGTACAACCGCGATCAGTCTTACGTGCTGGAATTAACGCATAACAAAATGCGCTTTGTGCAGCAGGGCCAGTTCGTGACAAATGCTGACGGCTCGATTTACGAGATTGATACCGGCATTCCCAAAGACGCGTTAGCGACTGTCCGGTTTGCGCAGTCTGCTGACACGATGATTTTTGCGCATCCCACGTTTGCCCCGAAAAAACTGGTACGCAATGATCAACTCGACTGGAAAATGACGGCGGTAACGTTTGAGGTTATTCCCTTTGATGAACTGAGCAATTCCCCTACAGGCTGGGCCGTTGTTGCCAACAATGACTATGTGGCACAGAGCACAACCATCACGCTTAAAGATGGCCCCGATAACAACAATTATTCGGGTACCGGATTTACCAGCGACATGGTTAACAGCTATGTGCGTGTTTATGACGGGCTCTACAAAATCACAGGCGTCAGCAGCAAATCAGTCGCACAGGTGCAGATCCGCACGCTGATGACCGTTGCGCCTACGAAGAATGACAGCACAGGAAAAACGTGGCCGCCTGCACCTGTCGATAACTGGAAGGTGTTAAAGGCGATGTGGTCTGACACGCTCGGCTGGCCGTCCTGTGTCTGCTTCCACCAGCAGCGCCTTGTTTTTGCCGGTTCAAATAAGTACCCGCAGTGGATATGGGGCAGCGGGATCCGTCAGTTTTATAACTTCGAACTGGGTTCGCTGGGAACGTCTGCCTGGGCGTTTCAGTTGGACAGTAACCAGATAAACCCAATTCTGCACCTGTTCAGCATGAATGCGCTGATAGCGCTTACCTCGATGAATGAGTTTTTGATCACGTCCTCAACGGGCGTGATAACGCCCACATCGGTCAACGTGCGCTGCCCGTCTGAGTACGGTTCAAACCCTGTGTTACCTGTGCGCCTCGCGTCTGATTTGCTTTATCTCCAGCGTGGTTCCCACAAGCTGTTAACGCTTAATTACGACCCAGACAACCAGACCGGTTACACGGTGAATGAATTAAGCCTGCTGGCAGAGCATATGCTGGAGTCGCCGATAGTGGATATGACTGTGCAGGCGCAGCCCCGCAACCGCATCCACATGCTACGCCTCGACGGGAAAATGGTGACGCTCACCGTTAATAAACAGGTTGGCATAGCGGCGTGGTCACGGGTGGTAACTGACGGCAGTTTTCTTTCCTGCGCCACAATCCCGCGTGAGGACGGCACAGACGATACCTATGTTGCCGTTGTCCGCGATATTGGCGGTAGCCCGCAGGTTTATATCGAGCATTTCCAGGAAGGGATTTATTCAGATTCCGCGCTGGTGGGTGCCATTGAAAAAGAAACCGATCCGCCTCAGCAGAAGTGGACGAAGTTAGAGCACCTGGAAGGCAAGACGGTTGCTATCGTCGCTGATGGTGCGGTTCAGACATCGCAGACCGTTAAAGACGGGGCGGTTACGCTGGCCCGCGCCGCCCGGCAGGTGGTTATCGGGCTGCCCTATACGCCACGTTTAATCCTGCTTCCACCAGAGGCGCAGATGCAAAACGGATCCATGCAGGGCAGTAAGGTTTCACTGTCACGCATGCGTATCCGCATCAATGACACCACAGGGATGATGCTGAACGGTCAGCAGGTACCGTTCCGTAAATTCGGCCTTAACGTGCTAAACGAGCCTTCACCCCTCTACAGCGGCGATATCGACTGGAATGTTACCGGCTGGAAAAACACAGAAACCATTATCGAACAACCTCAGCCGCTGCCAATACATGTACTGGCCGTGGTGCGCACACTGACGGTGAATAACTGATGAGTCTATTTGGAAGCGTTGCCGACGCGATCGGCTCCGTTTTTGGCGATAAAAGCTGGACGGACATTATCGGTACCGGGCTAAAGGTGGGCGGCTCACTGCTTGGCAGCCATGCACAGAGCCAGGCATCACAGGCGCAGTACCAGAGCCAGTTACAGGCGGCTGACAGTCAGCTTATCCAGTCAAGCGCCCAGCTACGCGCGGCGGCGGCGGAACAGCAGGAGGGCGTTTATAAGCAGATTGAATATAACCGGCTGTCACAGGAAGCCAGGGAAAACGCTGCAAGGGCCACGGCAAACGCTGCGCAAAAAGCCTACCTGATTCGGCGACAGGGAAAAGAAACCGCAGAAAATGCCCTGGCAGGTTATGCCGCGTCAGGCGTTGTTTCCGGTGCAGGCACGGCAGCATACGTTCCGGCGTTCATCGTCGGGCGTGCGGGAGAAGATGCATTTAGCGCATTTCAGGAAGGGCAGGATTCAGCGGATCAGTATACCCGCCAGGCTGACGCCTACATTAACGCCGGTAATCAGGCGCGGAGTGCCAGCGACACAGCCGCAGCGGGCATACGTGAACAGGCTGATGCACTGAGCCAGTTAGCGGCAACGACCCGCAATATTGCCGGGCAAAATTATCAGTCAGCAAAAACCAGCAACTGGGCGAGCCTGTTGGGTAGCGCCGGAAATATTGCGTCACAGTGGTTCAGCTAAGGGAAATCTATGCAAATCAATATCGGTGATTTTGGCTATCGCGGCACAAATCTTAATCCTGTGCATACGGACAATCCCGAAGCACTTGCGGCGCCACAGGCTGAAAAGCAGGCCGCGCAGTCAACCATCCAGGCGCAGAACACCGTTCAGGAAGGTTTGCGCGAACAGTCTCAGGCGGCGGCCAGTCAGGCGCAGGCCGGAATGCAGTTGGGTAACACGATCGCTGGCATTGGATCCAACCTGGTTCAGTATGCGCAGAATCTTGCGCGCCAGAAAGCAGAGCTACAGTTACAGGATTATCAGACCTTCAAACAGGGTGTGCTTGAGGGAATTAGCGCAAAGGTGCAAAGCGGTGAACTGGACAGCACTGGCATTCAGAAAGCCTATCAGGACGGCATGAAGGGCTGGCAGGGTGAGCAGATCCCCGACCTGACCAACAGCGACAACATGCGTTTGCAAAAAGGCATAGCGACCGTTAACCGCCAGGGCGATCACACTGTCAGCACGCTCTATGCCCGTCAGTTGCACATTGAAGGCGTTAACGCGCTGGAGCAGACGGCGGCGAATTACACGCAGCAGATGATGCAGCCGGGCGCTGACGTAACCGCTATCAGTGGTCAGATTGATGAGCTCTACAATCGCAGCAGCACCAAAGCCCTGTTGGGTGCGTCATGGGCTAATCAGTATCAGGCGGCAAAAAAAAATCTGGCGACCACGTTTTACAGTTCGCAGATTGAAGCGAACAATACCGATAACGGCGCGCTGGCAACGCTCAAAGAGGATATTAATAACAGTGCGTCAAAAGGGATTCTGGACTTACAGACCCGCACAGCGCTGTTTAACACGATTGATACGAAGCTTGCCCGCAACGATGCAAAAGCGATTGCCGCACAGAATCATGCTGATGCGCTGGCAACCCGCCGTGAAGTGGCCGCCGTTCACGCTGATGATCAGATGCAGCAACGTATTGCGCGCGGTGAAATTCCTACCGAAAGTGACTGGCAGACTTTTTCACAGAAAACTGACGGCACCAGCGTTGCCGGACAGGCACCTGCTTTACAGGCAACCATGAAGGATGTGCAGCAGGTTTTACGCATGCCTACCGCGACGGCACAGCAGCAGCTTGACGCGATGAAAATCGAACTGGATCGCAACGGCGGTACCAAAGACCAGTATCGTTATTTTGACACCCTGCAACGCACCGTGGATCAGCGCCGTGCTGATGTGAAAAACAATCCGCAGGCGGTTGCCGCAGTGGACAGCGGACAGCCTTTACAGCCAATTAATTTTGCCACTGCGCAGGATAATCCCGGCGCCATAGGTGAAGTGCTGCAACAGCGCTTACAGGCCAGTCAGGCGCTGGTGCAAAAGGAAGGGCCAACGGCGGGAAAATCCCTGTTAACGCCACAGGAAAAATCAGACCTCACGGCCGTTTATCCAAAAATGTCAGCCGATCAGCGTGTGCAGTTCTGGCGCAACATGAATGCCAGCGCAGGCAGTGAAGCCACCACACGGCTGGCAAAAGACATTGGCGGCGATGCAATCACGCTCCAGGTGGTTTCATCTCAGGCCAATACCCCCAATGGCTACAAAGTTGCAGAGGCTATCGAAAAGGGCACAACGCTGCTGAATCCGCCCGATGGCCAGGCAAAAATGAAAACCATCAAAGCCGAAGATGTGGCCCGCTCAATCAAAGACGCTTACCCCAGCCTGAACCAGACGCAGATACAGCGTCTTGTGCCGGTCATGCAGGCTTATCACATCGGTACCGGAAAACGTGATGATGCCAGCAGCCTGGATACTGATGATATGCACGCGGTGATTGGCAGCCCTGTGAAAGTATTTGGTGCGCAACTGGTATCGCCCCCGGGTATGGACGGGGAAATATTTATCCGAAGCATGCAGACGGGGATTAATAAATTGCCTGGTGGCGACGCGGCCAGCGTTCGTAATCACCTTAATGACGGCAGTTACACGTTTATTCCTGATGCGTCAGGCAACATGCGGCTGATTAACAAGGACACACAGCGCGCCGTTACTGTCAGCGGTAAACCGTTTGTTGTGGAGCTTTCGCGATGAATATTCTTTTTGACCAGTCAGAAAATGACGCGGTAGACAGCAACGGTACCGAGCCCCTTTCTAAAGCCGCGCCAGGGTGGTTTCAGGGAACCGGTAATGAACTGGGCCGCGGCGTAAAAAATATTGGCGTACTGGGCGAACGGCTGGCAGGTCAGGCCGACAGTTCAGCCGCCGATGCGCTGGGGGTGAATCAGTACCTTACCCGCGATGGGAATGTTGCAAAAATCCACGATATCGATCCTACACCGCCAGAAAAATTACCGCAGTTTGAAAAACCTGATGCTGATAACAGCGGGGCGGCGGCGATCATCCTGGGTGATTTGATGCAGAGCGCGCCGGTAGTTGCTGGTGCGATCGTTAACCCGCTGGCAGGTTTCGCCGCTGGCGTTGCGTCAGGCGCTGCACACGCTCAGGACGAAGCGGCAAAGATGAATCTCAGCGATGAGGCGGGCAGGGGCTATGCGGCAATCAGCGCGCTGTCAGAGGGTATCGGCGGCGCGATGCCGGGTATTGGCGGGATAGGTGAGCGCGCATTGCTGAAATACGGCTCTCGTTTCGTCACGGGTGGCGCTGCCAACCTTGCGCTTTCCGAAGCCGATCAATGGTCACGCGCCGCCGTTCTTGATGCCTACGGATACCAGAAACAGGCTGCACAGTTGCGCCAGTGGGACACGCAACAGGCCATGGCATCTTTTCTGATGGGCGGTTTTTTCAACCTGGCTGGCGGGCGGGCGCGTGACAGGGATGTTACTGCCTCAGATGTTCAGCCTGAAAAGTTGCCAGAACAAATGCCCGATTCTGTTGATGGTACCGCTCCACCAGCGACAGAAAATGTTGCAGATTCAGCGCCGCAGTTTACGACACTCGACGGCTATCGACTGACGCGGGGCGATGTTAAAGAGGCAAAATCAGACATCGCCAACGCACAGCGTCACCTTGACCGACTCGACACGGAGCGGGCTGAAATTCTCGCTAACGCACCATCCGGAAGCGGTAAAGCCCTTGCAGATGCCCGCGCTGCGCAACAGGCTCGCCTGGCTGATATCGATAAACAGAGACAGTTTTCACAGCAGGTTTATGACAGTGCCTCGTCAAAGCTTGATTCACATTATGCCTATGGCAGACAGCGTATCGACGCGCTCAATGCTGATGCAGCCATGCACACCGTTTTGCACGATAACTATGTGACTGAATCAGCTCCGGGGCTTGCCGTCGATACGCAGTCAGAGAGCGCCCACGTTCGCGCTATGGACAGTGCCATGGAATCCATTAACGCAGGGAAAGCCGTCGATATTTCAGATCACTTCGGTGGTGATAACGCTTTTCTGGTTCACGGTGATTTGAATGGCGGCATTCTTGAGCGTCAGGAACTGGCCGGGGATCTGCAACAGCGAACTGACCGCACGCTTATGGCAGCCGAAAATCAGTCACTACCAGAGAAAGCCACAGCCGAACCGGTTGCGGGCGTTATCAGTTCAGAGGTGGCAGAGCCATTCGCTATGCTGCGCGCCCAGACTGAGGCTTTACGGGAAACGCACCCAGAGCTTGCGGACGCTATGGCACCGCACATTGATGCCCTTGAAGCAGAACATACCTTATCAACCGCAGAGGCGCAGCAATATGACATTGCGGCAGCCTGCGCCCTGACTTACGGACAGTGACATGAAACCACAATGCATACAGGCGGTTGAGGCGCATCTCTCTGCTGTTCACGGCAAGCCCGTAAAACTCAGTGATGCGGCCATTGCGCGTATTGATTCACGCATGCATGAGGGAGCAAAGATAATTTCCCGCCGCGATCGTGCGGCATGGCACGCGATGACCCCCGACGAGCGCACGCTTGCAATCGGGAAATGGGTACGCGAACAGGAAATGATCCAGGCTGACAGCGTGGCCCGCAGCAAACTGCGCCAGCTTTCTGCAATCAGTGATGCAGCGAAGCGCCTCAATACACTGGCTGATAACCGCCCTGACAAAGCGGGTAAATGGGGGAAATCCTTAATCGACCTGCTGGAAGGCGTAGATAACACGCTTCGCGGCGCTGAACAGGTGGCTGTCAGGGGATTTGGTGATTTGCTGAAAAAAGCAGGCGTAGGAGGTTTTTCGCTGGATTTTGGCAATAAACGCAGCAATGCATTTTTTGATGATGTGGTGCGTGAGATTTACGGTCATAACACAGGCCACCCAGAAGCACAGCGATTTGCACAGCAGTGGTCTGACACAATGGAAGGTTATCGTCAGGCCAGAAATCGCGCGGGCGGTACCGTTGGCCGGCTGGATAACTACGCGCCGCAGTTTCACGATCCCACAGTAATGCAGCGTGCCGGAAAATCTGCGTGGGTGTCTTTCATGATGAAAAACCTTGATCGCAATCAGTACCTCAGCGACGCGGGTTTTCCCCTGGATGATTTAGCCCTGGAAGGCGTGATCAGCCACATGTATGAATCCATCGTTACCGATGGTGTGAATAAAATTAAGCTGGATGCGCAGGGACTAGCAGAGGATGCGGCAGCCGGATTTGGTTCGGCAAATGTGGCCCGCATGCTCAATGACAGCCATCGTGAAATTCATTTACGGGATGCGGATGCGGTCATTGCCTATAACCGGCAGTTTAGCGATCGTTCGCTCGGCTCGGCTTTTTTCAGTCACCTTACTGGCTCGGCGCGTGATGTTGCCCTGATTAATGAACTCGGCCCCAACCCCGGCATGACTTTTTCAACGCTGCGTGACAGCGCGCTAAAAAAAGACAGTCAGATCCCTGGCGTCACATTTGACCGACACGGCGAAGTTGAAGCGGGTAAGCGCGGGCTGTTCGGGCCAGAGGCATATTTCCGGCAGTTGGTCAGGGATAATCAGGACTTTACCCGTATTGACCGTATCAGCAGTGCGCTGACGGCTTATCAGGCGGCGACCAAACTTACCAGTACTGCAATGCGCGCGCCCTTTCAGGACACGCCCGGCATACTGCTGAACATGGCTGACGTGGGCCAGCTTAAAAATATCGGCACCATTCTGCACACCGCTTTTACCCGTAAGGAGGCGGCGCGTTTCGGTATTGGTGCAGAGGTGGCGCTACAGGCTGCACGTGAAGGCAGTGAGCGGATCATGTCTCAGGGCAGGCTGAATACCGGCAATCTCATGTCACGTTATGCACAGGCCACCATGAAATATACGTTGCTTGATGCATGGACGAACGCCGCGCGCCGGGCAGGGCAAACCACACATGCTTTAGCGCTGGGCGAATGGTCACAAAAACCGTGGGATAAACTGACAGAAAGCGATCGCGGAATACTGAATAACGCGGGTATTACCGATGCTGACTGGCAATTAATCATGGCCCTACCGCGCCAGGAATTGCGCGGCCACGCCATTCACAACATTGATGATGTGGCTACGCTTGGCCTTACCGCTGATGAAACTCTGCGCCTACAGTCACGCATGATGGGCTTCATTCGCATGGGCGGCGACATAGTGACCTCTGAACATAACCTGACGGCGCAAACCCTCATGAGCGCGGGCGGCCGTACAAACGCGCTCACTAAACAGGTGATGTTATTTAAAAACGCCGGTGCCATTCAGACGGCGCACATGCTTGATCGTCTTGGCCGCAAATCAGGCAGCACGAAAACCGGATACATCGCCGCCACAGCCGCTTTATCAGCGGGGTTTGGTTACATGGCGCTTGTGGCTCAGGCTGTCACTAACGGGCAGAATCCGCCGCCGCCTGATGACTGGCGCACAGTCGGGAAGGCCATGGCCGTGGCTGGTGGTTTTGCGATGGTGCAGGACTTGATCACCAGCATGTATGACGCCGCCAGCGGTGACAACAGCGGGCACAGTTCCAGCGCGGTTCCTATTTTTGGCGATATGGCCACACTCGGAAAAATAGCTTTCACCTCTGAAAGCGACCCCGGTAAAGCGGCTTATATGGCAATCCGGTTTGGGCGGCAGCAGATTGCGCCGCTGAATTACTGGTACACCAAAGCCGCGGTAGATCACCTGTTTTTCAACGATGCCGCCGAAGCACTCAATCCGGGCTATCAAAAACGATTACGCAAATATGCTGACCAGAAAGGCCAGCAGTATTTTTACGATCCGTCAGGTTCTGGCGGGGCGTCATTTGGTTTCGGGCAATATACAAAACCTCTCGGAGAATAATCATGTCAAAACCACGCAGCCAGAAAGCAGTAACGCAGGATTTATGCGACCTTGCCGACCGCCTGACCGAAGTCGCAATAACGGAATGTGATGTTACGCAGTGGCCCGGCCACGGGAAAAGCATTGCTGAAATGGACAAGCAGACGCGCGGCGATCGTTACTGGGCGAAGCAGAACGCAACAGCCACTATTCTGCTCGTTAAAAATCTGCATAACCTGGTGAGCCAGCGGCAGGCAGGGCAAAAAGACCGGCTGGCAGCCAACCCTACGGCGGCCAGTGACGATGATATTTTGCAGCAGCAGGTTTCACAGGCAGAGCGTGATTCGGCAGAGCAGATACGCAAAGCAATGGCGAAAATGGCGAAACACTGATGAGCGGGAAAGTCGGGTTTGGCGCTTTCTATCTGATGTGGGCGCAGCGTATGAACTGGACAGTTCCCGGCATTCACTGGATTGTTATCAACTGGCTTGAGTCCAGAGGGGATCTGGCAGTTCTGCGCTGTTTTCGTGGTTTTGGAAAATCGACAATCATCGATGTGTATTTTGCCTGGCGGATTTATAAAAAATCCAACTGGCGTTTGCTTCTCCAGTCAGAAGCCGATTCCACCGCTTTAAAAAACAGCCGCGACACGCAAAACATATTACGCAATCACCCTCTCACTCGTGGACTTCTTGAAGATACCGGCACCGTTGAAAGTTGGTGGACGCATGAGGGTAAAGACTCTGATCCGCGAAACCCTCAGTTTTTAGCAAAAGGCGTTTTATCAAACGTAACCGGTTCGCGCGCCGACGAGATTGTGAATGATGATGTTGAGGTGCCGCGTAATATCACCACGCCGGAACTCAGGGAAAAACTACGTTACCGCCTGGAGGAACAGACTCACATCGCGGTACCGGGCGCTAAGAAACTTTTTATCGGTACCCCGCACGCCTTTGATTCACTTTATGACGATGAAGAAAGTAAGGGCGCTGACTGCCTGACAATCCCTCTTTTCAATAAAGATTTCCGAATTGATGAGCCCAAAGGGCGCAACACTTTCGGCGTGCCGTTTGAGCCGGTATATGTTTTTAGCGGCATCGGAAAAGGCGCATCGTTGCTGCGACCGGGCATCGATTATCGCTACAGCAACGGCATTATCACTTTTGTCACAGCGCCAAAATCAGTTATCGACTGTTACGGGGAATCAGCGTGGCCGGAGCGTTTCAACGATGCCGAACTTCTCAAGCGCCGCCAGCAGACGCGCACGCTAAACGGCTGGGATTCGCAGTATCTGTTGCGTTCACGCCCTGTTCATAACCTGCGCCTGGATCCGGACAGAATACGGGAATACAACTGCGAAATTGTTTTCAGGCGCGCCAACAATGTGACGACCGCTTACCTTGGCAGCGTCCAGTTGACTGGCGGTTCCTGTTACTGGGACGTCTCAACAGGGAAAAGAAAGAGTGATGCATCTGCCGTCAGCCTTATTTTGCAGGATACCAGGGGGCATTATTACTGGCATGTCTGCGAAGGGTTAGAGGGCGATCTTGCAGAGTTTGACGACAGCGGCCAGATTTGTGGCGGCCAGGTCTGGCAGCTAAGAAGCCTGGTAATTTCCTTCAACATTCCCCGCGTAACTGTCGAGGTAAACGGGCCTGGTTCATTCGCAGGCAAGTTACTGCGTCAGGCGTTAAAGGGGCTCACATGCGCGGTGGTGGAAATCACCGTAACCACGAATAAACAACAACGCATTCTGGATGGTCTGGAAGGCCCGCTAACGTCCGGCATTCTCTGGGCTCATACGCGCGTGCTCGACGGGCCGCTATACGAGCAGATGCGGGAATTTAACCCAATGCTGACCACGCAGGAGGATGACTATCTCGACAGCGGTAGCGGGGCGATTATTGAGCAGCCAGTAAAAATCGGGCATGTGCAGCATGAAAATCCGGCGCGCGGTCACGGTGAATCCTGGCGACAGACACACGGCACTTACGAAATAGAAACGGAGTATTGAGCATGAGCGTACCAGCACAAATACCTATTAGCGGGCCATACATCGCGAACGGGGTTACAACGCAGTTTGCCTATAAATTTTATCTGCTGTTTGCCACTGACATGCAGGTGTTTGTAGGTGGTCTGAAAAAGACACTGAATACTGATTACACTGTTAACGGTGTTGGCAACAGCCAGGGCGGAAACGTGGTATTCACTACCGCACCCGCCAACGGGCTTGAAGTCCTGATCAAGCGCGCCACGCCTTACACCCGCCAGACTGACTACGCGGATAACGGCGATTTGCTGGCTGACGTTGTTAACGATGATTTTGATCGCATCTGGCTGGCACTCCAGGAGATTAACGCCAGCTTTTCGAGCTCAATAAGTAAACCCGTTGGCGGTAACTGGGATGCGCAGGGACTCAGGCTAACCGGCCTTGCTGATGGTTCTCAGCCGCAGGATGCCGTCACTTACAATCAGCTTTTTACGGTTAACGGATCGGCGGGACAGAGTGCCACGGCGGCCGCTGACAGCGCCACGGCAGCAAAAAACAGTGAAAGCAACGCGGCCAGCAGTCAGCAGGCGGCAGCCTCAAGCGCCAGCGCTGCATCTGTTTCGGCTGGTAATTCCAGCGACAGCGCAAACCTGGCTCAGAAATGGGCTGCTAACCCTGTCGGAACGGAAGTGACAGCGGGGAAATACTCTGCATTTCACTATGCATCGAAAGCGAGTGATAGCGCAGCCAGTGCATCGAATTCAGCAGCGAATGCGTCAACGTCAGCTACTAACGCCTCCAACTCAGCGGGCGCGGCAGCGCAATCGGCAACCAGTGCTAAATCCGATGCTGACAGGGCGCAGTCTGCCAACCCTGATAACCAACTTAAGAAAGCCAACAACCTTAGTGACGTTGCTGACAAAGCAACAGCCTGGAAGAATATTGCTCAGTTCGGTTCTGGCGCAGGAAAAGCAGTAGAAGGGAATGATGTCCGGTTGACGACGATCGACGGTAATTCTGGCGGTGTAGTCAACAGCAGCATCGGGCTGACAAAGGCGGGATCTTCTTTCTATAAAGAATGGGTATCAGCCACAGGCGACAGCAGCTTTAGACGAAATGAATTGGGCCGTGCCTACGCGGGTTACAGTGACCGACAGGCTTATGGCTCTTGGGATTTTGCTGAAAGCGTAGGTAATTATTACGCCATAAGGTTGGTTTGCGTTAACAATGAACAGCAAGGTAATTCCGTGGCAATGGATTTCCGTGGCAATGGCGTTGCATATAATCCTGGGGGGTGGCAGACGTATTCTGACGTAAGGACAAAAGAAAACATTACTGTAATTGCAGACCCTATCGAGCGTCTTTTTAAAATGCGTGGCTACACATTTAAAAAGTTCGGCATCCCTGGGGCTGGGGTTTTGGCACAAGAGGCGATTGAAGCCGTTCCTGAAGTTGTTACAGACTCTGGTGATTTAGTAATGCCTAATAACGGAGCAACTATTAAGCACGCACTATCACTGTCGCCGGGTGATTTGGTTGGGCTGTTGATCGAAGTTTGCCGCAACCAGGAGGAAAGATTACAGGCGATTGAAAAAGCAGAAAAAAATGCTTCTTAGTTTTTTCAAACCAGGTGCCAGTCAGTCTCGGTACCTGTAATTGAAAAATTTCCTTTCCTACCAACGCCTTTACAAATCTCATAGACGCAGCGGCTTGATCATTTTTCTTAAATGATAATACTGTTTTTATATACAGTATTTTGAGGGCGTGCTCATGCCGCGCTATGGCGATATCAGGGTATCTTTTTTTGAGGCGATAAAGCGATCGCCTAAGTATGGCGTCACCGTTTCTACATCTGACTTTGTGGCCGAACTTGCAAAGCGTAACTGGGAATTCAGTCATAAGCAGGCCAACGAGTGGATAGCTCAGAACGTGATGACGTTTCGCGATCAGTCGCCAGAAGAAGGCGAAAACCGACTATGGCAGCGTTTCTATCACTACGGGGATTATTGATATGGGATTTCCTTCACCGGCGGCAGACTTCGTTGAGAGCCGCATAGATTTGAATAACCTGATGATCCACCATCCGTCTGACACGATGCGGATTGAAACGCCTCGGGGCTTTGTTTTGGTTGACCGGTCATTAACGCCTTTGCCTGGTAAAAAGGTTGTCTGGCAGGTGGACGGTTACCCCATGGTCGGGAAGTATTTTAAGGGCGGCATCGTTACGGAAGATGGTGAAACTATCGACGGCGAATCGCTGGAAGGAGTGATTATGCTCGGTGTTGTGACGTTCGAAGTACTGGACGTTTACGATGCTGACTGGCTTCCAATATGACCGCCTGGCACGTTTGAATTTTAAATTTTAAAAGTATAAAAAAGCCCGCTGGCAGCGGGCTAAAGTAGTTGATAGCAATGAGGTTCTAGATTTTATACCTTAGTTAATTCTTTACGTGCTAAATCTGCCAAAAAGCCGCTTCTTGAGTTGTACTCTTTGTGTAACTCAACAAAGTTATCGATACGAACCAGCAAGTTTTGGGGTAACGTAATGTTCAGTTTTACAGCTTTTCCATCGTACTTGCTCACGTCTATATCAACGTAAGCCCAGATGCCATTCTGGCAATCTTCATTTTCAATGTGAACTTCAATACCTTTAGCCTCGGGCAAATCTTTTCCTCTATCTGCCAAAGACTCAAGATGTGCATCTATCGCTTCTGTTGCATCGACGATAGCGTCGTCTATCGTATCACCAGCAAAGAAACAGCCGACAATATCTGGTACAAAACCAGAGTAGCCGTCTGCATCAGTCTTGTGTAAATAGACTGGAAATCTCAT